GAATAAAGTTGTGTCTACCATTTATTTTTATTTTGAATTATTCTAATAACCAATTTATATTCTCTTCATTTCCTCTCACATTCATAACCCAAGATATATTTCCTCTATTATGGGTTCCACCCATGAAGGAAGGAGGGTTATTCATATTACCTCTTTCTACAGAGAATGAATTTATATTATTTATTGTAGAATTTAATGTTTGTTCCCTAAATCTCAAAGCATTGTCTCTTAAATATAGAGCAGTTCCATAAGACATTACTAAATCATCATTATAACCATCTTGAGCTTGAGCCTTTCCGTTCTTCCATATGAATACTCTCATTTCATCTACTAATCTCTTGGATCTGATAATACATATGCGACCTTCTATATATTCACGTAATTTAGCTATTATTAAGGGTCTATTTTTTGACGTAACAGAAAATCCAGGAATCATATCACTCATAGTATCTCTATACATCCAATCAGTTGCTGATATTTCATCTTTTTTAGATGAGTAATATAGATTTTTGTATCCTCTATCTATAATGGTATTTACTACATCCCAACCCACGTTATTATTTTCTACAATTAAAAGAGCATCATTATATTCAGTAGCCACAGATACTAATAAATTACCATATTCTCTAGTACCTATTTGATCTTTATACTCAGCTACTTGAGTTAATGTTTCCATATCTATAACATGGAATCCAGAATAGTCTTTTCCATCTCCCCTCGATACGTCGGCACAAAGAAGATAGCTGCGACTGTAATCAGGATATTCCCATACCCATAATTGGTTATTAATCCCTTTTCTTTCTATAGGATCTAATACATTTTTTTCATACCATTCTATGTCAACATTTTCAAAAACAGTATCACCTGATGATTCAAAAACAGTATCACACTCTTGAGCTGCTTTTCTTGATCCTAAGTCTTTATCTTGTTGATCCCTCCAAGATTGATCTCGTTCAGGGTGAACAGTCCATGGTAATCTTATTGGAACAAATGAATTATCCCCTATTTCGGCTTTCTGCCAGGTTTTATGGAACCAATTTCCCACTCCGTTAGGCGTTTGATGTCCTATTAGGTTATTATATATTACTGAATGGTCCCAGAATCCCCCATTATCAGGTAATGATAAATCATAAGTATAATTTTTAGATTCTTTTATATCTCTTATCTTTATCCATTTAATATTAGGGGATATAATTTTTTCAATGTTGTGTGTTTCTTCTTCAGTTAGTTTATCCTTACATATAGAAAGTATCCTTAATAATGTCCGCCTAGATATATTTCCTTTATATTCTTTAGAATGAAATTGACTAATATATATTTTATATTCCTTAATTAATTTTTCTTTAGATATTTTTAATCTTTTTTTACAGACATCTTTAATTAAAAATTTGGCTAACTCAATACTATTAGGAATTTTATCTTTAGTGTTTGATAAATCATCTCTTATAAGATTTAATCTTTCTCTTTTTTTATCTAATCTAAATCCTATTATGTCTCTAAACTTACTTGCTTCTCCCTCTTGAATTTCTAAAGAATATACATCAGAAGTATGTTTTATTCCTTTCTTATTATAGTATTTATTAAGATTATCTTTATCTTTTTTAAACACATAAGATATTATTCCTAAATTATTCAAAATAGTATTAATTTGGTACGCAAGTTCTTTAGATGAAAGGGATATATATATCCTTCCTTTCTTTGTTATACCCCCATCCCCATCAAATATACCCTGTAGTAAGGATATTGAATTATCTCTATCAAAACTCAATATTTTTTCAGGAATTATTTTATGAGGGGCTTTCAAGTTCAAGTCAAATCCTAAGTATTTCCATAACTCTAATAAATATCGTGAAGATAGTTGGGTATTCACGTTATTCTGAAGATAGTCTGTATGTTTTATCCCTATCGAATTATATAAATTTTTTAGGAAATCATGTTCAGACATACTAATGTTAATATTTCCACTTCCAGTTTTATTTGCATAAGAACTACCTTCAGCTATCCATAATCCTATTAAATATGCTATATCAGATGTTATTTTAGGAAATTGGTAATTATATTCTTTTCTATATTTGTATGTATCTAAAGTATTATTAAAATCTTCTAGAGATTCAAAATTTCCCCATATATCACCTCCAACATTCAACGCTAAATAATCTTCTTTAGTTATATGTTGAGCTTCTTTCCATCTATATTCCTTCGTATCATTATCATAAACCCACAATTTATGATTAAAACTACATTCTAAAGGTTTAGAATAACCTGTATCTAATATGTATGTTTTTACTAAACCATTATTTTTTATTAAATTGCCTTTTCGGGATCCACCATATCCTAAAACTTCATATTCATTTATTTCGTATCCTTCTCCATCTTTTCTAGTGTAATCTATTAAAGATTTCATCTGTTTTATTCCCGTATTCGTACGAATATAGGTGTCATCAGCAACACATGATAAAGCAATACATTTACCCCCTGTATTGTGGTTTATTATTCCATCGGATAAAAATGACTCACCATCGGGAACTTTCAAATCATAGGTTTCAATAGTATCTCCTATTTCTATATTGGTTACCCTACAGTAATATTCTTTGGAGGTAGTGTCTATTACCTCTTCATTGTATATAATCCTTTTTATTAGTTCTAAACTTTCATCACTACATGCAAGTTGGTATAATTTGTATGAGTATCGGAATATTTTTGTCTGTATTCCTATGTTCATCATCATTAATTGAATATCCTTAACAAACTGCTCAGAATGGAAAGTAAGTATTATATTCTTATGGCTGCTTTTAGGATTGCTTTGTAATACCCCTCTTAAAAAGGCCAAATATTCCGATCTAGATGCGCTCATTATTACATCTGATACCTTTTTTTCTTCCTTGAAGTTAAAAGCTTCTTTCCATACTTTTATTATATCCTTAGCTCTATCTCCTTTATAGGTATAATATTTTTTCTTCATTATGAAAAAACCTCTATCTATATACCATAAAGCTGAGTCACCTGAAGGTTTGTAGAATTGAACACCATAATAAGATTTTCCCCTTAAATACCATTGTCCCATACAATATGCAATATCTTCATTAGTCATATCATGAGAATAATTATATTTAATAGGATCTCCATGGGTATTATGATTATAATATCCTTTTATAGTATCTCCTTTTTTTATATCATTGGCTTTTATCCATTCTCCGCTTCTATGGAGTATTGGATGTTCTTGGGTACATATTATATAATTCCCGTTATCAAAAGTTATTTTTAATGTTTTGCTTTTAGGAGATTTGTAAAAATGACTAGACCAAACTTTATCATTATTTATATTATACACCCCTTCATAGAATGGATTAAACCCCTCTTCAGGATCATCATATAATGATTTTATTCTTTTTAGACCCTTATTAGTAGTTATAATGCTATTATCATATACACAAGCTAAAGTTTGTTGGGCTGATGTGAATATTTCATCAATATCGTTAATAAAAGCACAATTATGATGTATTATCCCATTCACATCTTCATAACAAGAAGATTCATTATCTACATGTAGTAAGTCATATACTTCTAATTCTTCTTCAATTCCTTCTACCCCTACTACAGTTTTTCCATTAGATAATATATCTCCTTCAATTAATTGACTTATTTCGAAAAATGATCCTTCATTTAATTGAACTAGATGCCCTTCAGACCCTTTAAATTCACTTCCATCATCTAGAATTATTTTAAAATAATAAGGTACTGTTGTTTTTTTTACTCCTTTAAAATCATCATACCCGTATGGAGATTTTACTTTGAATGATGTATTTTTAACTATATTCATATTTTATATTCCCTGAATTATATATAGTTTTTATATGTTTTATTGATTTTATTATTTCTTTTTCACTTAGGGAAGGATTATAACCCATACTTATCAATTTATCTTTTCTATAGTTAAACCTATTTATTTTCTTTCCATTTACTACATAAAAATATCCCGGAGCTGTTATTCCTTTGTTTTTAAATCCTAATTTTTCATATATATCCCCTTTACTTATGTCTCGATTAGCATAGCTAATGACTTTATCGGGTTTATATGTTTTTAAAAAATAATTAAACAATCTAGAAGCACCCCCTATTACCAAATGGTCCACTTTATTACAAAATCTAAGTAATTCATAATTTCCTTCTTTATGTTTTTGCCCTAAACTTTTTCTTAACTTACCAAAAGTCATAACTGATATTAAAGATTCATCGTAAAATAAACCTATTTTAATTGATGAATTTACATGTCCCTGGAGGTGGTTGGTTTGGAGAAATCCATTTAATTCTACGTTATTCTTAATTTCTCTTACGATACATTTACGTGCCTGGATAATATAGAGGGGCAATTTTAATTTAGATCGAATTATAGATTTTATTATTTCGCTTTTATCAATCCAGTCTCCCTCCCAGATATGAATTAATTGAATTCCTTTTTTCCAACATTCATCTGTTTTATTTTTGTGGTATGATGGTTTATTTAGAATCTCATTAGAATGCCAGTAATATCCGTTATATTCTATAGCTACGTTATGTTTTGGGAAAAATATATCTAATTCTTTACCACCCAATATTGAACGGTTTCCGTATTCAGTTTCTATGTTTAATTCTTCAATAAATGACTTTAATGATGGGGGTATTTGGTTGTATATTCCATTACATACCGGGCATCCAGTATGCCCTTGTTGGAAATCATTGTAAGTTTCTTCAAACTCAACATTATGTTTATTACATTTTAATTTTATTGCATCTTTAGATTTAAATTCATTATTCTCTATCAATGAATATTCTCTGCTTTCTATATATTTGATCTTATCACTATGTAAGGTTCTTAACCCAGCACATACCGGACAGCCATTTTTTATATGTTGATGAAAACTTTGATAGAAAACCCCGTGTTTACTACATATTATGGGCAATTTAGTATCAGTTGTTATTCTATCTAAAGTTTTTATTTCTGAATAGTCATATTCTTTATTAAGTTTTACTAATTCATCGTATATTTCGTTAGGAGTTCTTTTTACTTTCCATGTTTCTTTTGAACATATAGGACAACCCTGTTTTTGATTTACCATGTCTGAATATATTTTCCTGAATATATTATTATGAATATTACATTTTAATTCTAATATGGTTTTTTTATTTTTTAAAATATTTAACAGGGTATATTTACCTTCACCAAAGATATTATTTATTTTACATTGTATTTCTTCTTTTGAAAATGATAAACTGTTGGATAGTTTTTCAGAAACACATTGTTTGCAAGGATTATATTTTAATATTTTATTATACGTTGTTGTAAATACTGTATTATGTGTGTTGCATTTTCCTTCTAAAGGATAATTTATTCCTTTAAATTCATTTTCGGGAAATAATAAGAAATTAGGATATTTTTCTTTTATTTCTCTCAAAAGATCATTTTGATTTTTATTGGTTTTTTTAGACATTTTTTTCTAAATAATCATAAATATTTTCTAAAGATAAAATTTGTTCTTGGGTTCCATCATAGAAACTAATTTTAATACTTCCGTCTATACACTCATCCAAGATTAAAACAGAAACAGCTTCAGATCTACCTGCATCTTTAGTTGCGGATGTTGCCTTTATTTGAGAACCGTTTGCTAATTTCAAAGATAATTTATTACTTTCTAATGGTTTTTTATTCCCTTTTAACCAACCCGGGAGATTATTATACATAAACTGAACCTTAGATATCATATTCTTTGCTGTTTCTTGTTTTGTCGCAATACATAAAATGTTTTTATCTTGATTAAATAACATCAAGTGTAAAGCAAACCCCGCTACTAGGGTTGATATACCTAACTGTCGGGATTTTAATATTATTGAGTAATCATTCTTTTTTAGTTGGTATAATACTTTTTCCTGAAAGGGGTATAGTTTAAAGTTGATTCGCCCTCGAGTAGGATGTTGTATCATACAGTATTTTTTCATAAATAAGACAGGATTAGAAGCACATTCTATATATTCCTTCTTCATTACTTCAGCCAAACTAAGTTTTTTATCCATATTATTACTGTTTTTCTACAATAAATATGGGGACAAAAAACCCTCACATTGGGGAACAATGGAGGGTATAATAAATTTAGTATTTTTATTCTATAAGAGTAATAGAGTAATCAAAATTCCACATAATATACCTCCGGTTGCACCTTCAGTAGTTCTCCAAAATGTTTTTCTTTTTTGTTCTTTAAGAGCTTTCTCTAACACCATCTGATTGTTTTCATATTCCTTCAACTGTAATGATTTTATATCAATGATTTTATTAGAATTATCTATCACTTGTCCCGAATATGTAAGGGCTCTTTTTAAAGTATCTATTTGTTCTATATATAATGTATTCTTCTGAGTGAGTGTTTTTATTTCTTCTTGATTAAAATCTTTCTCAGTTAATTCCTTTACTATTTCATTACCTACATTTTTATCAATATTTAAAACAATACCACTTTTTGTTATTTCTTTATATCGTTTTATAAAAAAAGTATCTATAGTTTCTTTAGGTAGATTATTTAATAGTTTTAAAACTAATTTTTTTTCAATATTTAATTCATTGATTTTAGATTCAAGATTAACAATTTTAGATTCAATAAAATCATATTGTTTTTTATAATATGTTATTGAATCTTGAAGATAAACATTTGTAGTTTTTATACTATCTATTTGTGTTTCTTGTTTTTTTATTAATATTTTAGCCTCTTTTAATTCATTTTTATATTCATGACGTTCACATTTAAACAACCCAATTGAAATAAAAATGGCTCCTGATAATATTAATATATATTTTAATATGTTAAGAGAAGATATTTGATTAATCTTCTGTTTCAAAGTAGTCATAATTTTTATCATTATCGTAATCAATTTCTTTAGGTATGATAGGTCCTTTTAGTTTAAAACGTATGCTAACATATACAGGTCGAGCACCGGCTGCCTCAAAGAATTTTTCTAAATCTTTTAGAGTTGCCTCTTGGATATCTTTAGGCATTGCCCTTAAATCATTAGTAACTTCCCTTTCTAACCTTTCACATTTATTATAATTACCTTCTTGAGCTTTTTGTAATGCCTTGAGATAATCTGCATAGTTAGGGGTTTTATCCTCCCTAAATATATCTTCATCCAAAGTATCAATTCTGGATCTAGAACCCATATAAGCTTTAACCAACTGATTAAGCTTTTGTATATTCTTATTTACATAGTCAGACGAATATATTTTAGGGATATTAGGTTCTTGTTCTTGATCTCCATCTTGAGGAATATTTTCTTCTGAAGGGATTTCGATCTCATCATCCTGTATTTTTTCTTCTTTACCAGAAATTAGAGCTCCCTGATCTATTAATGCCGCAAATATAGGATATACTTTAGGCATCTGTTTTCCATACCCCATCCCAGCAGCTAATTCAGGTAAAGATATAGTTTCTTTCCCCTCAATGAAGTCAATTACTTTCATAAGTCTGCCCGGATTTATAGGTCCTCCTGATCTTACGTTTGATGCTAATTCCACAAAATTTGGAGATACTTTATATATTACCGGCTTGCGGGCCATTTCAGATAACTCAACGGCTTCTCCTTTTTTCATTCTGTCTATTAGTCCCTTTTTATCCTTTACTCTACTAAAGTTAGGATCATTTTTCATTTTCTCAACCGCTCCAGGTCCAGCATAAGCTACCTCTTCTAATGTTTTTTTAACCCAAGGTCTTATTTTTTCTTTTAATTGTTTTCTGTCCATTTTAACTAAATTATTAATCAGATATAAATATTAAATATATTTATTAAAATTAGGTAGGGGAATTAACCTCTCCAGTTGTGAATTATGATCTTCATTCTTTTTAATAGTTTCATATAAGTTGATACAATTAATAACAAATTCAACTCTTTTTTCAGTAGATAAATAAGGAGGTATTCCTATTACTTTTTTAATATACTCTTTTTGACAATTTTCTAGTATATCAAGTATTAATTCATCTATATAAATTCTATAATCTGCATCTGTTGTTCTTACTGAATTGTCTTCTATTTCTACCCCCTCAATAGGGACATAAAATATAAAATCATATTCATTCAATAAACTAATAGCAAGTTCATCATAATTATCCTTATCTCTCTCACCTATTACGTCTGAACTTCGGGTAAATGCCATTACATCTACAATAGTTCTATCCGTAATAACTCCTCCCTCTTTCATTAGTTCTGATGTTCTTTCAGCTAAAAACATTATTTGTCCTTTCAAAGTAGATACAGTATTTAGAGGTATTCCTAAATCTCTCAAATATTTACTCCGTTCAACTACGCATTCGTATCCCTCAAATTCAGGTCTTTTGGATAACTCTTTTACTAATGTCGTTTTCCCACATGATGTGGAACCTGTAAATCCTATTTTATAATTTTTATTCATAGTTATATGTTATGATCTTCCTTCCGTTAATGAACTTTTATCAGGTGGTAATCCAATTTGGTCTTTCTTCAAGTCTTTTATAACCTGAGATGTTGTTCCCTTAAATATGCCCCAGAAATAGTATTCTTTCTTTCCTGTACTGCTTATAAATGCTGGACCCTCAGTGTTGTGTAGTACCCATATTTCATCATAAGCATTAGGATGATTTTTGTCCGTAATACTATGTCCTAATTTTACAGTTTTATGTAATACATACGTATTTCCGTTTGTCGCTTTTACTCTCTTCTCCATAATTTATTTTTTTGGTCTCCCTCTACGTTTAACTTCTTTTCTTTTTTTATATTTTTCTTTATTTATGTTACTATTGGAATATTTTACATTTTCTTTATATTTTATATTTACTTCTACTGGTCCTTTATCGAATATATCTAAATTATATTCCCATACTGCTATAGTATCTAATCCCTCATGTGTAACTTTGTATTTTCTTCTATTATTTTCATTAGAAATAGGTATAATAGATGTTTCTTCTTTATTTTTTGGGGGTCTTCCTCTTTTTCTAATATTTCCTATATTTTCGTTTTGTGATTTCATAATAATAATCTATCTTTTTAGGTTCGTATGAGGGGGGGCTATAATTAATGAAGGCCATACCTTGTTTAGCCCGAGTCTCCATCAATCTACATAATTTAGATTCTTTCTTGTCAGTCAAGTACTCATAATAAAGATAAGATTCCCAATAAACATCATCACGATATACAGGGGCTTTCACCGATATGCAAAATTGTTTATTCCCCCATATGATTGAAAAATAAGGAGAACTTTCATAACTGACATATTCATTATATTTTACTTTCCATCCTACCCCATAATAACTTATTTTTATATTTATGTTATTTTTTCCTATTCTAAAATTTAAAGATTTTCGAACATAGGGTGATGATTTGACTTTACCTAAATATATTTTTATTTTAGGAAATTTAAAAGGTGATTTTAATATATTTAATAATAACATAGTAATTTATTTTAATAACGATTCAGCAACATATAAACCACTTATAGCGGCAACCCATATACCCCTACTAACACTTTGATCTCCCTGTATATGTACATCAGGGTAATTTTTTATAGTGAAGTTACTTTTATCTAATATTAAGGTATTAGACAAATATTTAACTTCGGGAACATATATAATATAATCACCATTTATCCCAAATGTTTTATCTAAATCTTTTATGAAATCTTCAAGATAGGTGAAATAAGGACCAAATCCTTCTTTGATTCTTTCTAATTCTACATAATCACAAGGTAAATCCTCTCCTGTATCGGTTTGTGTGGGTTTACGATTAGTAGGAGAATAACATGACCCCCTTCCGTTATTGTTAAAATATGAAACTAGATCTTTACAGAATGTAAACGGATCATCTATTCCATTTTTTATCTCCATCATTATGCCAAAATTAGTAAGTCCATTAAAACGAGAAGGATCCTTCAATGCATGTCCATTAAAAGTAATATTTCCATATGTTAATTCAGGGGCAACAAAGGCCGAATAACTATTAGTACAAAAACTACGAGCTGATACACTTTGGTTGTATTTTTTATATAATTTAAAATCATATGCTATGTCCAACAATTTATCAAAATATTTTCCGTCAGTTTCGTATCTTACTCCGATTTGAGCTGCTCGGGGTGTGGTTTCTAGATTATATTTTTTTATTAATTTATCTAACAAATCAACTCCTGATTTTCCTCCAGCTAGTATCAATTTATCATATTGAATTTCGTCTGTTCCATATTCATCATTAGGAATAATAATGGTTTTAGTATTAAAATCAATATCTACTACTTCAGTATTATATAATTGGACTACTCCTAATTTATCAAAATATTCAAATATATTTTGAACTTGTTTTCTTCCATAATCTGTCCCCAAATGTAATACAGGAGATTGTTTCAATTCAAAAGGAGATTCTTTTAACCATTGGGGTTCATCTGTAGGTTCGGTATGCATTATTTTATCAACATCCGGATGATATTCTTTTACGTATTCAATAAAAATATCTCCTAATCTATTAGCGGTTTCTAAACCAACATATTCTGGGGTGAATGTTCCTCCTTGACTCCATGATTTTACAATTTTGTAATCTGAAAAAGTCCCACATCCTCCGGCACCACACATGGTTTCAGATGGTTTTCTCCTATATATAGATTCTCCTTTATCTATTATAATTATATCTTCAGGATTATATCCATTTTTCAATAAATGTAAAACTCCAAATTCAGTACTAACTCCAGCTCCCAAATATACTATTTTTTTCATATTATTTATTATATTTTATTCTAACAATTATGTAAAGATACAAAAAAATTTTAAGGTTTCCAAAAAAAAATAAGCGAACTTTTCAGCTCGCTTATTACAGACACTCGATTTTGACTAAAGATCATCTATATCATACCTTGCCCCCCAATCTATCCTAGAAGATTGAGCTGGTTTCTTGTCACCACTATAAGCATCATACGCATCTACATCAATCCAGTTCTTTTCAATGAGTTGGTTGAAGAATGGATTAACTCTAGGTTGAGGAACATTTGGTCCTAATACTTCTCTAGCGAAATCTACTTTTTGTAGTCTTTTTCCTTCATTCTGATGCATCCATCTGAGGATTCTGAACCACATTTCTTTCATATTACCTGTGCCTTTTCCGGCTTTCATGCTAGCTACTGTTTCTTTGTATGCTGCTCTTCCTGCATCTGTTAGTTTTATAGCACCTCCAGTTCCCGCAGTACGAGCCATCTCCTCTAAGTTATCTAAGTTAAACTTATCCTTAAACCCAGGCACATCGGCCCAAGTTGGTGCATTGAAATCAAAATCATCGTCCGGACCGTCATACATATCAGGATCATTATATCTTTCATCATGATTTTCTTTCAGAATCCCGGCAAGTTGTTGTAATCTTTTTACTTCGTTCAACATGTTCTTTAAATTTAAAGTTTTTAATTTATTTTACTATATAGTTATTTCCGTCTATGATAGCGGATATTATTGTTTTCTCATTAATCATTCTATATTCTCTCTTCTGAACATCAAATGTAGGAATCAATCCTTTTTTTATTGGGTCGTATGGAAGAGAACCCCCTCTTAGATATTTTTTAACATTAAGACGAGCATTCATAGTTCTAATACTTCCATCTTTCTTAACAAAAGTAACTGTAAAGAATGCTCCTTTTGTATTTTTTATCATCTTAACAAGTTCCTCTCTATATATGGGAATTCTCTTCTTAGGATCCCCACTATTAATCTCTCTTATTAAGAATTTTTTAAAGGTATTTACATTCATTTTAAAATAATAATCACATATAAATATATTAAGATTTTTTTCCCTTTTGTTTATTTAGGAGAAGTTTATCATATACAGATTTTGACATAGTATGAAATCGCCCACAATCTCCACATCTTACTTGAACTCTTACATTTCCTGCGGCTGTATATCTATATCTATGGTTTTTAAGATCGTAAGATCCACATTCAGGACATGTTATTTTATCTCCAGTATTCATTACTCCATAATGGGTCTTATGAGGAATATGATTAGATAATATTTGATATACTTTTTCTAAAATAACAACATCATTTTTACAATATTCTATCATCTGTTCCAATGATTTCCTATTGTTGTTTAAAACTATGTCCTTCCATAAATCGAATCCGACATCTATTTTTTCGCCTACTCCTAAATATTGAGCTATGTAGTCTAATTTATTAGAGTTGAATCTAAAATGGGTCCGGGCTTGTTTAAGCGTATCAATAGTAACATAACTAGGAAAACAGGGAATATTATGTTTAATACATTTAGTTCTAACCCAAGGTAAATCAAATTCATCTACATTATGACCAATTATTTCATCCGCTTCATTAGCAGTTTCTATGAATTCTCTTAACATTTTTTCATCGTTCTGGGAGTAATCCCAATTTAATGAATATACTTTTGAATCACCTTCCCATTTATATGCAATACATATTATAGCTCGTTCTTTTAATATATTCTCAAAAGGTATGTTTATTTTATAACCTGATGACCAAAAGAATCCAATATTGGGACTAGTTTCTATATCGAAAAATAATCTTTTTCTTTTTATATCACTCATTATGCAATATTTAAATCATCACTGTAATCCAGGATAAAGAAATCTTTTACTCCTTTTTCGTTAATGAACGTTACTTTAGTTTCGGCCCCAAAGGGAGTCATACTATATAGCGTAATAATATCTCCTGCTTTAAATTCTCCTATATCCTCCACTACAGTATATTGAGTATTTTTTTCAAGAGAATTTACTTTCACCTCAGTAAGGGGCCCATTTGGACTTTTCTTTCCCCCAGGTTTAGGAGAATCTGACATCTTATCCTGAGATGATGGAGCAGGAATTAAAGTTTGGTTAGCTAAATCCGCTGGAGATAGGTTTGCTACTAAAGGTCCATATTGAAGTAATTCAGATATTGAATTTATAGCCCTATCTAATTGCTCTTTTATCAATTCATCATATTTTTTTCCTGAAACTTTTATAATGAAACTTTTTCCTAACCATATCAATAAAAAGAATTGGTTATTAGGTAATACTACCCTAAATGTAGTAGGCTTAGGTGATACCCACTGTATATCATCTATGAATATTCTATAACTAGAAGTTAATAGAGTATTAAGTATTCTATCTATTTCAGGAAATTTATTTATTATTACATTCATGGGAGAGTTATCATTCTCTTGATAAAACTTATCACTGGTTTTACCTGTCATTTGTTTTACTCTCCCTCGTATGTAATCTCTTAATTCATTTTTGTTAGAGAACATAATTTTTTTATTAATGATATTTTTAATATCTTCGTTTTTTACCTACTCCTAATTTTTCAAAATTCAATATAGAATAATATATGTAGGATTGCAATGCTTGTAGATTTCTTACTTTTTCTATATTATCGCTTATTTTATCCAAAGAATTACTATTACTAATAATAAAATCCCCAGGCATAGTTTTAACATAATTATAGTAAATTCTTTTAGCATCCATGAGAGATGAAGCTGTATTTATCTGGTCTACTACTCCTCTCAAAAATGATACTATATTTCTTTCTTCTTTAGGTCCGTAATCATCATCGTAATCTTCTTTAGGGGTCCTAAAAGCCTTAGCTATTTCATCCGAAGAGAGGTCATCTCCCTCAAAAGATGTATTAGGTTTAATATCATCGTTTGATATTTTTATGTGTTTCTCTTTTGGTTTAAACGGAGATTGGTAGGGGGCATCTTTTTTTCCTTTACTTGTATAAAGATAATCATCACTTCCTTTTTCTTTCTTTTTTCTTCTTCCTTCCCCTCCTCCTAAATTATCCCTTGCCGATCCTCCGAAAAAACTGTCTACATCATCATCTGATATATCGTCTGCTTCGTTCAGCTCGGAGACATACATTTCTAAAAATAATTCTTGTTCGTTGATTTTTTCTGAAACATATTTTTTATGTGTTAACAATCCCATATATTTTTTAAGGTATATTTGTGCTATTTGAGTGAAATCTTCAATATCTTTAGGTGTAGTAGATTTACCAGCTTTTCCTAGCTTATGTACAGCTATTAATGAATGGATACAACCATCCGGAATATTAGGAACGATGGATTTATTAAATAATCCTCTGAGGTAGTTTTTCCCTTCCTCGGTTATTTCGAAGGATGTATTCGAGAATTTATCAGCTTCTTTATCTTCTAATTCAATTAAACCCTTACTATTTAATCTATCTATATTATAAGCAACAGTAGGTACGGATTTTCCCATTTCTTCAGATAACTTATTTTTATCGACTGAACTACCATCCTTTGTTAGTTTATAAATTACGATAAGAGTAGATATAGAATTATCGTTTAGTTCATCTGGATTCTGTCCTTTTTTTATACTTCTTAAAGATTCTATTCCTTTAGAAGTTATTTTATAATTACCCTCTCCTCTAAATTGATATTCTGCTTCTTTTTCCTTCTGTAAATCCCACTTAGGTCCGCTGAATATTATATCCCCATCAGGAGTAACTTCCATTATATTTCCTACATCACGAGCATCACTATCTCCTTTTATAGGTTCTACTGGATACATATTGATATTATGGTCTATCATAGGAGTAGCCTTTTTTAGAAAACTTCTAGTATCACTAGGTATAACTAACGTAATGGCCATACTTAGATTTTCTTGTTTATCCCACCCTACTAGTTTGTTTTTTCCTCCTTCATCTTTATCATATACAGGAACATTTTTATCAAATTTTTCCCTACTTCTTCCTCTACTAACATTATCTAAAGCTACTTTCATTAATGGAGATATAAGAAGTTTATATTCTCCTTTACTATTTTTTATTAATTTAAAATGTTCCTTAAATTTATTTCTAGCCTCTCCGGGAAGTATAAAAAAGGCTTTAGGAACTGCTCTCTTTCCCTTGGAAAGATTCTTAGGAGGAGCATATTTAGGATTAGTAAATCCGGGCTGAAGAGCCCAATTCGGTTTTGCCATATTTAGTTATTATTTATTCAGATTTTTCGTATAATTCTATTTTAGCTTTAAGACGCTCAACTTCCTTGGATAATTCTAAAACCAATTCATTTAATTTTTCTTTTTCTTTCCTTGATTGTTCTAACTCATTTTCTAATTTAGAGATACGTCTAATACATTCATCTTTAATGTAATCTTCATTTCGTTCTCTTCTAACTGCTCTTTTTTCATAATATCTAAAAGCAACATTACTACCTAATATACCTATTACAGTAAGAATCAATGTCCAAAATTGAGAATTTTCTACCATATTTTAACTTTATTATATTTATCAAAATTTAATCATGTATAAATATATAGAAATATAATTAACTATTATGCTTTATTTATTTATGTAATTATGCCTCCTTTTACTATAATGTTTCGTTCCTTAAGATGTTTCTCAAGTGAAGGTTGATCAGGGAATCGTCTTGATAAAGGAGTATTAACATAATATATCCACCCACCAACAACTAATCCTTTAGGCAATTCATCAATTTTAGTTCCATTAATAAGTAAATTACCTCCAACATATTTTAAATTATCTATATTATCGATAGGACATCCGGTTAAGGATAGACCCCTACCGATTCGAGTTAATTTAGGGGGTAGTGATCTAAGTTTAGATTTAGATGTAAATAGGTATTCCCCTACGTATTCTAAATTATTTAAGTCTTCGATATTTGATTCTATGATATTTAGAACTTCATCAACTTTGGTTAGATTATCAGGTAATTTAGTTAGAGGAGTTCCCCTTAAATCTAAATCTCCTTCACTTCCATTATTAATGTACTCTTGAATACGTTGGAAATCAATTTGTTTTCTCTGTTTTTCTCTAGAATCAAGATTTCGAGGAACCAATATATTGTTCTCTTTTAAAAGTGACTTTAATTTAATTGTCATAATTTTATATGAATA